GAGTGGCTACAAAGCCAGAGGCACCTAAGAGACTTCGCTAAGAACTATATGAATAGACCAGTAAATACAGATGGTAATTTCTGGATTAGCGAAGATATTATTGTTGATGAGGGTGATTATGGCAACACAATTATTTCAATTGACCCCGCTGTAACTAAAAATAAAGTTTCTGACTATACAGGTGTCGCTGTATTGAGCAGAGGAGAAGATGACAATATCTATGTAAGAGATGCTTTTCAGCTGAAAGTATCTCCTTCTGAGTTGGCAGAAAGAATAAAAAGCCTTGTAGACATTTATGATCCAGGCGTCATATATGTGGAAACAAACCAAGGTGGTGATCTATGGAAAGACGTCTTTAGAGACATTCCTGTAAAATATAGATCAGTAAGACAATCTGTTTCAAAGCAAATCCGTGCAGGAAAAGCTCTGAACTTCTATCAACAAGGCAAAGTCAGACACACATCACACTTTGCTGTCCTGGAAGAACAAATGTATTCCTTTCCAAAGGTTTCACATGATGACGTACTTGATGCTGTAGTATCTGGAATTCTATATTTCCTAGACAACAAAGCACCAAAGGTTCTGTCAAAACAATTAAATTATTTAAGGAGATAAAATGTCAGATATTAAAACGGCTTTAGAGCAGATTATCGTAAAAAGAGATGGCTACAATGAAGCAGAAGCATATTATGAAGGCGTTAATGGCGAAGTATTTGCTAATCAGCGCTGGTTCAAGATGTTTCGTTATGAAGGATCAGATTTTAGATTCAACTTCAGCAAGACTGTTGTTGATTCAGTATTAAATAGACTTGAGATTAATCAAGTACTCGCAGGGACACCAGAAGCAGATGCATTCATTGATAAGGTCTGGGAACAGTCAGATCTTCGCATTGATATTAACGAAATTCATAGAAATGCACTTGTCTATGGAGATTGCTATGCGATTGTATGGCCAGATGCTACTGGAATGATGAACATTGATTACAATTCACCGCTCACAACTACTATTGTCTATGACCAGGAGAATCCAAGAATCAAGTCATTTGCAGCCAAGATGTGGCAAACAGTTACTACAGATGGAACTAAATTACTTAAACTAAACCTTTACTATGCAGATAGAATTGAAAAGTATCTAGGTAATGGAGATATCGATAGCGTTTCAATGGCTGGCAACTTCCAGCTTGTTGAGACAGTAGTAAATCCTTGGAATGAGATCCCAGTATTCCATTTCCGCACACATAAGCCTTACGGACGCCCTGAACATGCTGATGCATATGGCCCACAGGACGCAATCAATAAGTTGATCTCAACACACATGTATTCTGTTGACTATCAAGGTGCACCTCAGCGTTATGCTCTATCTAATGGCGGAAACGCATCAGAGATGGAAGACTTTGCTGAAGATGACACAGCTAGAGAGAATATTGGAGCATTGAAGAATGGCCCAGGAGAACTCTGGTACCTACAAGGCGTTTCAGCTGTTGGACAATTCCCAGCGGCAGATCCAGGAATCTTTACTGGCCCAGTATCAGATTATGTAAACGCTATGGCTTCAATCACAAATACACCAAACCACTACTTCCTGAAGAACTCAAATATGCCTTCAGGCCAAGCATTGCGTGTAGCTGAAGCTCCACTATTCAAGAAGGTCCAGAATCGTCAATTGACATTTGGTTCTACTTGGAGAGACCTATTCAAGTTTATGTTTAAGGTCGAAGGAATCCCTGCTGAAGTAGAAATCAAGTGGGAAAATGCAGAATCTGTTGATTCGCTAGATAATTGGGACATAGCTGTTCGCAAGAAGTCAGTCGGAGTATCACTTCGTCAAATTCTTATTGAAGCTGGTTATGATCCAGAAATTGCAGATGCAGTAGTAGCAGAATCACTAGGACAACCTGGTGAACCTCTTACTCCAACATCTGAAGTAATAAATGCACACAACTACGCTCTAAAGCAAGCCGCTATAGAACGTGAAACCGTTGCCTTGAATGAACAAGGCGATGTTCCAGACACAAACGCCTAATTGGACGAGAAGGAAGTAAAAATGGAAGAAATGAATCAAGTAGAAGGTACATCTACAGAGATTAAAGACCCAGTAGCAGTTTTAGCTGCATTGGAACGTGCAAAAGCTGATGCGAAACGATTCCGTGAGGAAAAGGAAGCATTGGAAACTCAAGTTGAAGACTATAAGAATAAAACTTCACAGGTAAATAGCCAACTTCTCAATGAGAAAATAGCTAAACATTTATCTGAAAGAGGCATTCAAAATGCTGATAGATTGCTCAAATATATCAAGTTAGATGAAATTAAGATGTCCGACAATTATGAAATTGTTGGCCTTGATACTCAAATTGATGATTTGAAAGAAGATCTACCAGAATTATTTGATCCTAAAGTTATTGTTGGAGGAAAAGCTGACTCAGCAACTCAGGGTGCTGTAAATGCACCACTTTCTGCTTCAGAAATCCAAGCAAGGATGATTTTAGGTAGATAATACAGTAATTTATTGATATAATTACAGTTAGGCAAGATCTAAATGGACGTTTGGGCTTGCATCTTAAATAATTGGACGATTATATTAATTTCAAGACAAAAATTCATTTATAGAAAAGGAAACCAAAATCATGGCAAGATTAGATTTATCTACATATGCTAACGGAACTGGTAACGGCTACATTGCTGAAGAAAACTCTTCTTCAGTTGTAATGGCTACAAATCAGTTCTCAGCAATCGAATCATTGGCTCGTGTTGAAAACATGAATACAAGCACAAAGCTTGTACCACGTTGGTATGGAGACTCTCCTGCAGTTGTTGCAGAAGGTGGAACAATCAGCGAAGCAACATCATACAACGATTCACTCGTATTAACAGCTCGTAAGTGGGCTTCAATCCTTCACATCTCAGAGGAAGATCTTAACGATTCATTCCTAGATGTATTAAACCGCTTCAAAACTTCTTGGGCAACAAACTGGGCACGTCGTTTTGACAACGCATGCCTTGGTGTAGCAGCTGCTGAAAACGGAACAACAATTCCTTACACATCTGTATACCAGAAGCTTGCAACTGGCGGAGGAACAATTACTCCTACTGCTGGTGCAGTAACATTTGCTCACCTAAACGGAATCGTTGCAGCAGTTGAAGCAAAGCCAATGTTTGATCCATCAAAGATGGCATTCATTGCTCACCCTTCATTCGCTCAGTCACTTCGTGGCTTAGTTGACAACCAGAACCGCCCAATCCTTCAGGATCCACTTGGCGGAACAACACCAACACTCTTCGGATACCCAGTTAAGTACTCATTCGGTGCTCAAAAGACAACCGTAGCTACAGCTGGTGGAGGAATCGACGCTGGTTCAGACGGAAATAAGCTTCTTATTTTCGGAAACACAGACATGCTTATCAACGGCAAGCGTTCAACAATCGAATCACAAGTTTCTCGTGATGCGAAATTCGATACAGATGGTGTCCTACTCAAGATTCGTGCTCGTCGTGCATTTAAAGTTGCAGACGCCGATGCATTCGCAATTCTTGAAAAGACAGCATCATAATAGGAGGACAATAAATGCCATCAAAACTATACGGTAACTTCGTCCTCAAGGCTCTCAACAAGGAGATCGATTTCGATACAGATACCATCAAGGTAGCTCTTCTTTCATCTTCTTACACACCAGATCAGGATGCACATGACTACTTCAACGATGTCTCTGCAGCCGAAGTATCAGGTACAGGTTATACAGCTGGTGGTAACACACTAGCTTCAAAGACAGCCACATACGATTCTGCGAATAACGTAGTAATCTTAGATGCAGCTGATACAACTTGGGCGTCATCAACAATCACAGCACGTTATGCTGTAATTTATGACTCAACAGGTACATCAAGCACATCACCACTTATTGGATACGTCGACTTCGGTTCAGACCAGTCTTCAACAAGCGGTAACTTCACAATCACTTGGGATTCGACAGGTATTGTCCGAATCACAGTAGCGTAAGGTAATTACGCAATGGATGTAAAGGTAGAGGTTGGCATACTACAAGCGAAGGCTTGTTTAGTTGAGTCCAAGATTTCTGTCGAGCCCCTTTCTGAGACTTATACTCCAGAAATCTCCAACCTCTCCTTTACTCCTATCATCTCAATCTCAGGACACAGCATTTCAGCAGTCAACCCAGAATCCTATCAAATTGGAGTACGGGCTGCGGCATAACGCCAGCAGCCTATTTTTATGTCATATAGAAGCAATGTATCAGCATTAGCACCAAAGGTTAACTTCCAGGAATCATCAACAAGCGTTGGTACATATTCTGGTTATTATTATAATACTGTTGGTTTTGGAACATTAGGTGGTCAAGGATATGCTGGCGGAATTGTTGATACATGTATCAGACTTCAAACTCAAAAGTATATTGTAGGTTATGGAACTGGACAACCTTTATTTAATGACACAACATTTTCTATAGAATTATGGCATAAACACTATCCTTTAAATGACAGTGGAAATGGTAATATTAATTTATTTAGTGTTGGTACATCTTTTGTATCAACACAATACCTTAATCTTTATTATGATGAATCTGGATATGGATCCAGTGGTACTAAATACACAATGCAATGGCGTGGTGGTTCAAGCTATCCTACACAAGCGGTTCAATCAAATACTACAGTACAAAATAATTGGCACCATATTGTTGTAACATTTAGTCCATCAGCAGTTAAAATGTATGTTGATGGAGAACTTCAATCAACTACTACTCCAAGTATTCCAACTACATTTTCATTAGATAGTTTATCTCCAATGTTTTCAATTGGTGGTGGATCTAGATATAACTTCTATCTTGATGAACTTGCTCTTTATGGTCAAGAATTAACAGCATCTCAAATAGCTAGTAATTATAATTTAGGAATTACATCAGCTGAAGCATTAATGCCAGAACCATTGGTACGTACAAATAATCTTCTTGCACAAGCTTTATCAGACAAAGCAGCATATGCCTTCCCATTAGATGCAACCATTACAAATGTACAGGGTGCAGCAATGAATGGAAGAACATTTAGCACAACAATTAATACTGCAACATATCGGGCTGGAAGATCGGCAACAGGTGGAGCTGGATCATGGGAAATTGCAGACACTAATACAGTTGGAAATGAAATACAATTTTTAGAATCAACAACTCCAGTAATTACTCATGAAAAGGGATTATCTGTAGAATTTGCATTCTATTATCCAGCATATGCAGTTAACGATACTGGACGTAGAGACATAATGATTAAGAACTGGTCTGGCGGAGGCTGGGGAATTACATTAGAAGGCAATAGTGGAACAAACTATATTAATGCTGGATTCTCAAACCCAGGATATGTACAACACTCAACAGCGCTAGTTCCAGGACGCTGGTATCACGTAGTAGCTCAATGGAATCCAACAGATGACTATACATATTTAACAGTTAACAATGTAACTCAAACATCATCAAATAAAAATACAGGTTCTGGAAATAACTTTGCGGGAAGCAATTACTTTAATATTGGTGCAGACTCAGGTCTATCATTTGACTTCCTTGCATTCTACTCAAGCGTTTATAACAGCACATTTTTATCTTCAACAGATATCACAAATCACTATAATGCATTTGAAGCAGCAAGATATGTTCAACAGTCAAAAACTGTAGTTGCTGAGCCAATGACTGCTTTTGGAACAATGCCAACGGCAGTATTAGTAGTTGCAACACCTGCAACCGCATTTGGAACAGCAGTTCATCCTTCAGCAGTTGTAGCAGTTCGGAATAAAACAATTGCAGCAGCAGTATTGACCGCATCAGCACAATCAGAAAATCCAGTCTTCACAGCTGGAGCAAATAAAGGTGCAATTCATATGAGCGCATCTGCCCTTATGGGTCCAGATTCATTCCCATTCATTTTAGGTATAGGAAGAGGCAATCCAATGGTTGCTTCAGGATTGATGCGAGATGCATCTGTAACAACTGAAAAGAGCGCTTTAATTAAACCTCAATCATTAAATGCATCATCATTATTTGTTTTACCACCAGCCTATTATTTAGTAACTGATGATAGATGGTATCAGAGACTTCTAAATGTTGATTACCAGTCTAATGATTTCAATGGAGTTACAACATTCTTTAATACATCAACTGACATTGTAAGAGGCGGAGGATATGGTGGATGGAATGCTATAGACCAAAGAAATGTATTTAATACATACTATGGATATAATTTAAATGACTCTCCACTTCCAGTAGCTTATGCTGGTTCAATTGATACACAAAATAGAAAAGCATTAAGGCTTAGAAATATTGCTTTAGTTTCAACAGATGGTTATAGTAATTCTGGTGCTAACTGGACATTTGAAACATATATTAAAACAACTAAAAAGAATCAAATCTTATTTGTTGGAAAACAATTAGGCGACAGATCAAATCCAAATTATCAAGATCATAATGCAGCATGGAGACTTAGAGACGGAAAGATAAGTTTAAATGAAACTAAATCATTAAGATCTGGATGGCCTAATAGCTTAGATGCATCGGAATTTACTGGATTTAAAGATATCGCTGATGGTGAATGGCACCATATTATTATTCAGTTTAGACAAACTGGAGATGATAAAAATGCCCCAAGAACACAGGTATTTATCGATGGTGAATTAGATATTCAACGCTATGGATATCGTGCATATGCAATTCATCAGATTGGCTATAACTCATCAGATGTAAATGCATACTCAGACTTTACAACATCTGCTGTATCTCTAAACCAAGGATCATTTGTTCTTGAAAGAGAAACACATCTTAATTATTATGCAGCAGTTGGAATTATTCCAGTAGAAGCGCCAACTGCATATGCAACCGCTACATTTACACCTGGAAATAAGGGACGAGGAAATCGTGGTCGTGCTCTTATGCTTTACTTCTGGCCAACATTTAAGGTTGATGAACCAAGATATGTTCCATACCAAAGATTTATGGCTGGAGAATTAGGTCTTGGATTTACAAATAATGACCAAGGGGGTTATGGAAATGACCCAGACACCTTCTATCCTATTGCTACACAATTAGGCAAGGGTGCTAATCAATTCTATGATTGGGATATCTGGCCAGTTCCAGTAACATATTATCCATCTGGTGATACATTTGTTGGCGATAGCCACCCAATTCTTAAAGACGGAATATTTAAAGGCGGAACCGACAAAGGAACTGTCTATGTTAACCCAATTACAGATAACGAAAGATATTTAAACCTACAAGAAGATCTTAAAGATTTATCTCAGTTTGATATGATTTGTTTCCGTAACTATCCAGACGAATCTGGCGAAAGAGATGCATATGGAACTTCTTCAAAGGGTGTGGCTGATCCATATTTCAATGTTCTTGATAAAAATCTATTCGAAGACTTCCTTGTATCACTTAGAGATGCTGTAGATAGTGGTATTTCATTATTAGTTACTAACCCACAACTTGCTATAGATCTAGGATTTATTGATACTTATCATCAAGTTGATGCACTTGACGGTGCTGGAAATAATAGCGGATCAGATCCATATGTTCCAATTAAGCTTAATGATCCACTTAAGACTGGATCACCAGTGCTTGGAATCAGTTATATAACTGACATTACATCACCAAATAGAAATAATGCTTATGAAGATTATTATAGAAATAACTATCATCAAGTTGTAAATACAATTCCTGGATTAACAGACGATCCAGCTTATATTTGGACTGATGAAGTTTATTATAATGCAGACGGACTAGAATATGGTGAACTAGGCAGAGTTTGGTCACATATTGAATATAATCCAGGTTTGCAGCCAGGAGATAAGTTCCTTATTTCTTCTATGATTAACGCTTATGCTTACTACGCAGTTCCTTTGGAATCAGTAAAAGCTGGTAAAGTAATTACTAAGTTTGCTGACACATATATGCACGGAACAGTTGAGCGTGTAAATCCATACAGAAATTATGCAACATCAATTGCAGTAGAGCCAGGAACAGTTGTGGCTGGAAAGCAAATTGGTGCAAAGGTATTTATTTCCTTTACAGACAACGTTGGTAACCAAAAGTCACTGACGCCTTCATATGATAACCCAGGCTCTAATACACCTATTGAAAATAGACTTGTAGAATTAAAGAGCGATTACTGGATTGATTATGCCTATTCAACAGGCAGCATAAGTGATACAGAACGTGATTACTATAAATCACTTCCAAATAACATTGATAACCTATATCCATCTGGCGGAGCAGTAGCTAATGCTGAAAAATATTGGACATTAAATGGATCAAATATTGTTGCTCAACAAGATTTATTTGGAGACAACGCAGAAATTGGTACAGACACAGCAGAATCTGTTAAAAAGGGTAAAACTGCTGCAAGAACCAGAGCGGGTATGAAAAGAAGAAATACTGTTTCTACTTCATCACTTCCTTCATATACAGTTCAATCAAGTTGGGTGTTCCCAACCATTGGAGTACCTATTCCAAGCATTAACACACGTGCCCTATGGTGGTTATCAGAAAGACTTGAATATACTGATGGTCTTCCACAGCGTCCAGTTGGGTTTGAAGCAGATGCATTTATGCCACAACCACAGGTTACTGGATATAAGGTTGCTTCAATTAATGCTCAGGCTATGGTATCTAATGGTAAAATTAATGAAGTTAATGTTAACTTTGTTAGCACTCAATCACCTAACGTTGTAAACACAACGCTTCCTCTAACAGCCACAGCAGTAATGGTTGGAATTGGAAAGAATGTAATTGCAGATAAGCTAGAAGCAAGCGCAAGAATGGTTTATAGCCCAGCCTCCTTTACTGGATTTGCCGTAGATGAAGTTGTTCTATATATCATGCATGAAGACCCAATACTATATGTAAGAGAGGATGTAATCAAATGATT